TTCGCGACGCCGCCGCAGGATACATATCCTGGCGGTGGGTCGTCAGACCAATTGCAAAAGACCTCGCAACGCTGTTTCAGTTCCAGCAGTCGGTGAATAACCGAATGAAGGAGCTGTACGCGTTGAGAGACGGTCGTACTCTGAGAAAAAGGTGTCAACTCGTTAACGCTTCTCAGCGGAACGTAACCCATGTTACCTTACATGGGATTCGGTTCGTTGCGACTGCCTATCGAGACGTACTTCTCACCACCAATTGCTGGGGCACGTGCGAGTGGAAACTCGCTGCGGGCAACATGCTTCCTCAGATGGGTCACCGTCAATTAGAACGGCTGGCGTATCTGAGTACTGGTGGGTTTGATGGGTACGGCGGCATAGGAAACTATGCTGCACTCGAAGCTGCTTGGGAGCTTACTCCCTGGAGCTGGCTCGTTGATTGGTTCTCGTCCGTCGGCACATGCCTAAAGGCGAGCAACAATGAACTAGGGTTGACGTTTGGTCGCTTATCCCTCATGAGGCACTCGACATCGAAGTCGACGTACACCCTTGATGGACCCATTCCTTCCCAGTACTCCCTTTCGGGGTGGTACGAAGAAGAGATGGAGCGTAAGGAACGATATCCTGTCGTTCCCGTGATACCTTTTCCTCTGCCAACGCTGCCTCTCCTTACGGGGAAGCAGATGTCGATTCTTGGAGCGCTTGCTGTCCTGAAGGGCATCAAGCCCTAAGAGCAGTTTCGCTTCAGGAGAATTTTCTCACATGTTAGGTAACACTTTCGTCTTGCCGCAGGCTGGTGGTGACATCACCTGCAACTTGGTGAATCAGGACGTGTATTCGAGTGAATACAGGTTCACGAATGCGACTGTCAGGTATATTGTGAAAGTTAGACACACCACGGTCAAAGCGACCAGTGTCTATCCTCAATATGACCGCCATAATGTGGAGGTGACGAAAATCACCTTTGCATCGGGGGCCACGCCGGAGTTCTACGAGAAGTTCTTCATAGTACATGAAGTCCTTCCCGGACAAACGTCCGTCGCACTAGTAGATGCCGTTGCTGATAAGCTTATTGCTTCCAGCAACGCTCTCGTGACAGCGCTGATTCAGTGGGAATCGTAAATCCTCGCGGGAAGTCCCTCACTCGTCGTGAGGGGACCGCTGAAGGTTGACTTTCCACCTGATTCTAGAAAGTGACTTGACGCATGGGACACTCATAAGGGGTTTAACCTCGTGTATGTCTAATCGCCATGTCAGTGAGTTGAGAAAGGTATACAAACACATCTTCCAAGATGCTATGTATGCCTTCCCGACGATGAGGATGGAACTTGAGAGAGATCTCACCCATCTTCAAAACGTTGTTGATTCGCGGGGTATCTCCGTTTACTTGGAGACCCTTCCGAAAATCGGCAAGCACCTTGACAGGTGTCTTGCTGGTGGCCAATACTTCCAGTCCGGACTTCCTCTGACAAAGAGGGTCTCGGGCCGTGTACTGATCCCTGCATTCATGCAGGGGTTGTACTTATTGGTTTTTGACAACGCTGGTCGTTTGAAGGACGACGCAAACCTGGAAGCTATCACGTTCTTGCGGCAGATTGTCTTTGCCGCTAAGAAAGCTAGCTTCCCTTGCACCGCAGAAAAGATCGCCACGGAAGTGGACGAGTTCTATGCGGTCGATCAAACTATCCCGAAACCACTTCGGTTTTGGGACGGAGAGACCGAGGCTCATGCCTCAACACAGGAGACCTTTCATGGTTTCGAAAAGTCGCCCGAATTCAGGGCAAGAGCTGACGCTCACTCTCGATTTACGAGAGAACTCTCGATCGTCCTTGGGGTCCTGGACAGAGTGTCTGGGATCCTTACCGCCAGTCTTGGGGCTTACAGCCCTTCCGACTGGAGGTTCAAGCACGGACCAGGAGCTGTTGCAGAGTATACTGGAACCGCCAACAAATATGCTTGGCGGAACTGGTCAAATACTCTGGAAGCCGAGTTCCCGTTCGCAGATTATGCTTTCCATAGCTATTCTGCATGGGCGAAACGAAGCGATGATCATCCGGTTGTTGGTTCAGAAGAACCAGCTTCTAGACTTATCGCTGTCCCGAAGTCGTACTCGAAACCGCGGCTCATTGCCGCGGAGCCAAGTGCGAACCAGTGGTGCCAACAGAACATCTGGCACTACTTCATGGAAAGATCCCGAGCTAGCTGGATTGCTCTATTTGTTCACTTCGGTGATCAAACAGTCAATCGCAAACTGGCAAGGGGTGCTTCCAGCGACGGCCGATTGGCTACTGTCGATTTGTCGGCAGCTAGCGATCGTGTTTCTACGAGTGTTGTTGCAGCGGTGTTCCGGGCAAACCCTGGATTACTCCGCGCTCTTCGCTCGTCTCGGACCCGTAGTGTCACCCAGACTCTCAGCGCGCGAGCGCCTGAGGTCATCTGGTTGAACAAGTTCTGCACTATGGGCAGCGCCTGTACGTTCCCTGTGGAGTCGCTCATATTCCTAG